CTGATAGTTATATTATACCTGCTACAACTCCTTTTACTAAAACTGCAACAAATGTAGGTGGTTTAGATATTAATGGAACTAACTTTCCTTTAGCCTTGTTTATGAACAGTTCATCTAGTGAAGATACGCACAGCTTTTTTACAAATGCTCCTACAGTACAATTTGTTAGAGGTTCTAGTACAAGTTCAGATAACTTAGATGAGCTGACAATATGTTTTAAACAAAATGGAACATTAATAAATCAAGGAGCAGATTTAGATTATATGTTTATAGAATATTACAATAGTGCAGGTAGTATTATAGGTTCAGCAATAGATTTTCACAATACAAATTCAAATGGTGGTTCTTTAGAATCTGAAACTAACACAGTTGGCGAAAGTTTATTATATTTTGGTTGTGGAACAAAAAATTTAGAAACACAAAGTTTAAAAACAGCTGCTAGACCTAGTAATATTGCAGACTGGGCTTACTATGCAATATTTGGTAGTACAAGCAATAGCACGTCTGATAGGTGTACTAAGAAATATTATTTTTATAGATATGGAAGTGGAGCAACAGTAGATGATAGACACCAAAGTTGCACAAGATATGATAATATTAGATTAGCTTGGCGTAATAGATTAGGAGCTTGGGATTATATGAACTTTAGGTTAAAGTCAGTTGAAAGCGTTGATATAACGTCTGAGCAAATGTCAAGAGTTGTAGGTAATTGGGATTCAGCAACTAGCAATACTTTTAACTACAACAATTGGGATAGAGGTAACGAAACATTGTTTACAGACGCTAAAAGAAAATTAGTAATAAATTCTGATTATTTAAATGAAGATGAAGCAGTATGGTTAGAGGAATTATTTACGTCAGTAAACGTGCAAATATTAGAAGATGGCGGTATTGTAAAACCAGTTATAATAACTGATAAAAGTTATACTAAGAAAACAAGCGTAAACGATAAAATAAAAATACAATACACAGTTAATTTAGAGTACGCAAACAAAGTTAGAACAAACAGTTAATGAAAGTAAGATTAGTTGCATATAGACGTGAAACAACATCATCTAGTGCTTTGTCACAATTTGAGTTAGATTTACAAGAAGATCCAAATGTTATAATAAATTATAATTGGTTAGATTTAAAAGATCCTAGTAGTAGAAAAGCTAGTTTTAGTCAAACTTTAAAACTTCCTTTTTCTAACGCTAACAACAAGTTTTTTGAAAATTACTTTGATGTTAATTTAGATATTTTAGTATTTAACGCACAGCGTAAATTTAACGCAATATTATATGTAGATAGCATACCGCAACTTAAAGGTTTTATACAGTTAAAATCCATAATGTTAAATGCTAGACTATATGAAGTTGCTTTGTTTGGTCAAACGGCAGATTTCTTTACTGATATAAAAAGTAAAAAACTAAGAGATGTATTTACAGACCCTAGTGCTAGCGATCCTGATATTCCTGTTATAGACACGTCTTTTAATCATTATTTTTCTAGCTCTAATGTTGTTAAAAGTTGGTCAAGTCCAGGATTAAGTTTAATTGATGGTGGTACTACAAATGATATAATGTATCCTATTATAGACCATGGTCATACTTTTAATCCATATAGTAGTAGAATGTTTTACAAGCCATTATATATTCAAAATGATTTAAGCTATAATGGAGCAATTCGTGTTGGAGATTTAAAACCTGCTATAAGAATACAAAGACTGCTTTTGTTAATTGCTCAAAAAGCGGGATATACAATTAAGAGTACGTTTTTAGGTATAGATGGCACAACGCAAAGTGATACAAGTTTTTTTAGTAGATTGTTTATGACACTAGCTACTGAAAATACTAGAACGCAAACTTTATTTAATACTATATCAGGCTCAGAAAATGCTTTTGTAGGTTTTGAAGCAGATTTAACTAATACATCATCATCAGATTTAGTAAGGACAGGAATGGATATGAGTGCTACGCCCTCTGTTCAATTTAATCAAACTTGTATAAGGCATTTAGATACTTTTAGTGAGGTGTACGATCCAAATAATATTTTTAGTGTTACAGAACCTTTTTATGGCGGTGTTTTTTTTGGTAATCCTATACCTATGCCTACAATTACTTTGCCTGAAGATTTTGATGGTAATGATGTCACACTAAGTGAGGGTAATATGCAAGTAAACGTAAATTTTACTTTTAATATGCCTACACAAACTGATGATGGTTTTGATATAGATTCAGGTTTTATTAGATTTGGTTGGTTGTCGTTAGGGGGTGTTTTTATACCTATGAATGATAATCCTTATGAACAAACCGCTAATATAACGACAGGAGCAACAAACATTAACACTACATTTAATTTGCCGTCAGCTCCAGGATTAGTTTATAATTTTTATATAGCTATAGGGGCTTTAGGGGGAACTCAGTTAAATGTAACTTTTGGCACTACGTTTGAAACTTATGTTGATGTTTTTAACCCAACAAAACAAGTAAACGCAACTGTAAGTGCTTTAAATATACAGATTTTGCCTAGTGAAGAAATGGCTATAACTAATGGTTTTGAAAATGGCATTGTATCTATGTTTGATAATATGCCTGATGTATTGCAAGAGGATTTTGTAAAAGATTTAATAAATAGATTTAACCTAATTGTTAAAACAGACGAAGAAGATGAAAAAAAATTAATTATAGAACCATATCAAGATTATGTTAATTTAGGAAGTACGCAATATTGGACTGATAAACTTGATTTGTCAAAAGAACAAGTTATAAAACCTGCAACTGAACTACAATCAAAGAGATATATTTTTGGAGATAATGAAAGTGAGGATATATTTAACAGTAGATATTTTAAAACTTTTGAAACAGTTTATGGTACATATAAAGAAAAAAAATTAAATGAATTTGCAAAAGGGGAGTTTAAAAACTTTTCTATAATGTCGCCTTTTATAGCACAAGGTTTATCTAGTTGGAACTCAGGAAATTTAAACAGTCCAATGATACCGCCTGAAGTTGCTATTGCATATTTGTTTAAAGCTGATGAAAACTCAACTAGAAGCCCCTTAGAACAGCAAAAACCTAGAATATATTATTATAGCGGAACACCTATTACTGTTAATTTGCCTAGTGGTGGAATTTTTGGTAGTGCATATAAGTTTTTTATTTATAGTAATAACTATTTAATGAATAATGATAAGCACCCGTCTGATGATAACGATGGTTCAGTAACTAAATTTCCACTATGCACACAATATAATTTAGATAGTATAGGATCAGGTATTACTGCAAATACTAAAATACTACATTGGACTTGGTACAGTCCTTATTTTAATAGTGGATTTAGTTTTAATTTTTTTGGCAATACTTATTCTTTGCATGGATATTATAATGATTATTGGGCTAGTTACTTGAACGAACTAACATCTGATGAATCAAGGATAATGGAATGTTATATTAATTTAAATGAACAAGATATATCAAGTTTTGCAGGAAGTGGATTTCAGAATACATTTTTTATAAAAAATACTTTATGGAGAGTTTTAGAAATTAGTAATTATCTAGTAGGTGGCAACAAATCAACAAAAGTTAAATTAATAAAGGTAATAGAAAAACTTCCAAATGATTGTGGGTTAATAGGAACAGTAACATCATCAGGTCAAGTAACTTATGTTGATAGTGCAACGGGTTCATCATCAACAAATGTAACTAATGTTTGTTGTGAAGAATATAACGAAAATTGGACTTTTGTTCAACAAAATTCAACAACAGGAGTGGGATTGTGTTATGGCGAACCATCTAATTCATTTACTGTTTCGTTTTTGCCACCTGTAAATCCACCTGATGAACCTGATTCTTATGGAGCAATTATACCTAGTGCTTTGCCTACAATACAAAATAGCTACCCTACATCATTAGGTTATGGAAACTCTATACAGCTTTTTTGTGATTGTACTACTTATGACAATTCAACAGTTGCTTATTTAGCATATAAAGGAACTAATATAGATACTGTTACTTTTCCAAAGTTTGTTACAAGTTATATTAAGATGAAATTAACAGGTACTATTTTAAATGGAACAAATGAACAAAGAGTAGGTTTTTTTGAATATGAAATAGTTATATCTGATAAAACACTAGGAGCAAACTATGTAGGAACTAATGGTGGTAAAGTTTTAAATACAACTAAAGAATCAGCATTTACAAGTCCAACAGTCAATCTAAACAATTTTGTTGGCGATAGTTGGAAACCAACAGTAACGGGTGGTTCAAATGAATTAGTATTTTGGGTAGCTGAATTTAATATAACTAGTTCTCCAATGATATTTCCTGGAACGGGAACTAATGAGTTTGCTTTATATCAAGATACATCAGATCCAACTAACATAACATTTCAAAATGCAAGTTATTTAATATGGAATTAGAAAAATATATAAAAGAAGTAGGCAAGTTAATGCCAATATCAATAGAGCTTTTAACAAGTTTAGAGATTAAAGGGGAGAAATACGCATTTGAAACGGGTTCACAAGAGTACCCAACAACAATAAAAGAAACATTAAAAAGAATAAAAGATATGCTATGTCAGAAAAAGTAACAATAGAGGTTGACGCAGAAGTAAAAAAAGCGTTAGATAATTTAGAGAAAATAAAAGAAAAGATAGATGAGATTTCCGATGATACTAAGGAAGTAGGAGAATCATCAAAAAAAGCAGCACAGGGAACAAAGAGTTTAGAGGGTGGTTTTAAGGGTGTTGGCTTAGCTATGAAAGCAGCAGGTTTTGCCTTGATTACTAAAATAGTAAATAGTTTATTTGAAGCTATGATGAAAAACCAAAAAATAGCTGACGCTGTTTCAACTGCGTTTAATGTTGTTGGTGTTGTGTTTGGTAAAATAACTGACACTATTGTTAATATAGTAAATTTTGTTGGTAAATCTAGTGATAATTTTGACGCTTTAGGTAGAATAGTAAAAAATGTAGTAACCTTAGCTATTGAACCTTTAAAAATAGCTTTTAATTTAATTATACTTGCAATTAAAGACGCACAGCTAACTTGGGAAAAATCTTGGCTTGGTGGTAAAGATTTAGGTAAAATAAAAAAATTAACTGAAGAACTTGCAGTTACTAAAAAATCAATAGAAGATTCAGCAAGAGCTATGTCAGACGCTGGAAAAGGCATAATAACAGATTTTAAAGAGGGTGTTAATGAAATACATAATATAGGTAAAGCTGTTGTTACTGAATTTAACAATACGTTTAAAGATGTAACAGTAAAAACAGTATTAGACCAAGCTGAAGCGGTTACTAAAGCAACAACTAATTTAGGTTTATTACAAGCTAAACATAGAGAAGTTATAATAGAGTTTGAAAAACAAGCAGAAGAACAAAGAGCAATTAGAGATGATATAAGCCAAAGCATAGATGATAGAATTGAAGCTAACGAAAAATTAAAAGTAATAGCACAAGAACAAGTTGACGCAGAATTAGAAGCTATTAAAGAACAACAAAGAGCTTTAGGTCAACGTATGGCGGTAGAAAAAGAAAATGCTGATTTAAAAGCACAAATAGCAGAGTTAGATAATGCAGCATTAGAAACAGAACACAGAAAAACACAATTAGAAAAAGAGAGTACAGAGCAAAGCAACGCTTTATTACAGGAAAGGATAGACAATGAGTTAGAGTTACAAAAAATAGGAGAAGATATAATTGCTAAAGAAAAATTAGAAATTGAGGGGGAAAGAGCTAGATTGATGAGATTAGCAGAAGTAACAATAAGCGTTGAAGAAGAAAAAAATGCTAAACTAGAACAAATTAAAAAAGAATTTGACGCAAGAATACAAACTATTGATGATGGAGTTAGAGCAGCTAAAGAGGCTAAAGATAAAGCAGAATTACAACAAGAACAAGCATTACAAGACCAAAAAAGAGCAATTATTGGTGGAGCATTATCAGGAATAACTGCATTGATAGGTCAAGAAACTCAAGCAGGTAAGGCATTATCTATTGCTAATGCTACAATGAGTACATACGCAGGAGCAACAAAAGCATTAGAACAAGGTGGTATTTATGGAACAATTGCAGCGGTAGGTGTTATTGCTCAAGGTCTAGCAAGTGTAAAACAAATAATAGGAACTAAAGTACCAGGACAATCAGGTGGTGGGGCGTCTCCATCATCTCCTAGTACAGCAGAGGCTCCGCCCGTACCTACATTTGGAGCAATAGAAGCAGAAGCTCCACCCGTACAAGCATACGTTGTGGAAAGTGATGTAAGTAATAGTCAAGCATTACAAAATGATTTAGATTTACAAGCTACGTTATAAACAATTTTAAACAATTTATATTTATAAGTATGAGCAAAGAAAAAATTAAAAAAGTAGAATTAATTATAGATGAAGAAGCAGATAGATTTGGGGTTGAAGCAATTAGCTTAGTTGAATTTCCTGCGATAGAATCGGATTGGGTTTTTTTTAATCAAGACCAATTCTTAACTTTAGCTAAATTAGATGAAGAACAAAAAACTTTAGTGGGAGCTGTTTTAATACCTAATAAAGAAATCCCACGTTACGATCAGGAAGCAGACGAAAAGTACACAGTTTTTTTTACAGAAGATACTATAAAAAAAGCTCAAGAGTTATTTATGTCAAGTCTAAGAAACAATAGTGCTACTTATGAGCATAAAGTACCTGTTAAGGGAATGACAGTTGTAGAAAGTTGGATTAAAGAAGATAAAAAAAATGACAAATCAAATACTTATGGTTTTAATAAACTTCCAATTGGAACTTGGTTTGTAAAAATGAAAGTAAATAACGATGAAATATGGAATAGTGTAAAAGAGGGCAAAGTTAGAGGATTTAGTATAGAGGGGTTTTTTACAGATAGAGTAATTGAAGCGTCAAGACCTAAAGATATTATAGATTTAGCTGAAAAATGTACTGACTGTCCTGATGAGGTTACATTAGGAAAGATTAGAGATATTATACTAGAAAACGAATTGTCAGTAGTAGGTACATTAGATGGCGAACCATTATTTGCTACTAAAGAAGAAGCTAAGATATATGCAGAAATGTTTAAAGGTTGCACAGGCTTTCATACTCATAGAGTAAATGGTGTTGTTAGATATATGGCTTGTGAAACACACGAAGATAGCACTAAGGTAGAATATACAGAAAATGAATTAGGAAAGAAACGTAAAAAATATAAGAAAAAATACAAGTATGTTGAATATGCAGACTTTGTAAACAATCAAGCATTAGCTAAGTATTCTTGGGAACAATGTATAAGAGATATGGTAAAACAATACGGTAACAAAAAAGTTGCTAATAAAGTATGTTCTTCCATAAAAAATAGGACTGTAAATAGGTAGTCCTGTGAACAATTATTTAAGTTTAATATTTATAAAAAAAAAGTAACAATGACTACAATAGAAAAAATCAAAAAACTCTTATTATCAAAAGAGGAAAGCAAAGAAACTAAAATGTATGCTGAAATGATTTTAGATGATGGTAGAGTATTAGCAACAGAAGATGATCAGTTTATGATTGGTTCTGTTGTAATGGTTGTTGGAGATGACGGAGAAACTTCCCCTTTAGCAGCAGGTACTTATACTATGTCTGATGGATTAAAGCTAACAATTGATGAGGAATCAAAGATACTAGATATGGGCGAAGATAAAGCAGCAGAAGAAGTAGAAAATGAAGAAGAAAAAGAGGAAATGCAAGAAGAAGAAGAAAAAGAAATGGAAGAAATAGATGAGGAAGAATTATCTAAAGCAATATTTGATCACACACCTGATCACGTTAGTAAAGATAAAGCTAAAGAAATGGCTAAAAAAGTTAAAGAAATGGCTTATGAGAAAAAAGAAGAAATGTCAGAAGAAGTAGAGGAAGTTAAAGAAGATAAAGAAGAAGTAAAAGAAGAAGAAATGGTTGAGATGTCTAAGGATATGATTTCTTCATTAGTAGAAGAAGTTGAGGAATTAAAATCTCAAATAGTTGAACTAGAAAAAACTCCAGGTGCTGAGGGATTTACTCATAACCCTGAAAATCAAACTAAATCAGTAAAAAATATTGATTTAGCTACAATGTCTGCAAGAGAAAGAGCAGCATATTACATTAATAACAAATAAAATAATAAAAAATGGCGAAATTAAATGAATTAAATAAGCAATATAATTTTGATATTGATATAAATCCTGCAACTACTTATGCAGGTGAACAAGCATTGCCTTATGTAACTGCTGCTGTAAAGTCTAATGACACAGTAGCTAAAGGTTATGTTAGAATAATGGACGGATTAACAAGCAAAGCAGTAATCAGTAGTTTAGTAACATCTGATCCTATTGTTGCAGCAGGTTGTTCTTTTTCTGATGGTGGTACAACTACATTAGGGGAAAGAGTATTAACTGTCACTGATTTAAAAGTAAATCGTGAGGTATGCCGAAAAACTGTTTATCCTACTTGGGTTGGTAAAAATATGACACAAAACGGAGATTTACCTAATAACTTTTCTGATTTCTTAATTGAGGTTGTTGCAGGTCAAGCATCAGCACAAATTGAAAATGGTATTTGGGTAGGAGATTCTTCAGGAATATTTGGAGCGGGTTTTGTTTCTGATGATGGAGTATTTGACCAATTAGGTCTTAATGCTTCTGCAACAGCAGACTTTACACAAGTTACAATGAATGGTGTTGGTACTGCAACTGACGCTACTAATATAGATGACGCTTTAAAAGCAGTTTATGATACTGTTGTAGGTAGCCACCCGGGATTAGAATTTAAAGAGGGATTTGGATTCTATATGAATAACAAAATGTTTAGCTTCTATTCACAATTCTTAGCGGGTACTGCAACAGGACAAGGTATTAATATGTTAGGTTTAACATTAAATCCTGAAGGACTGTCTTATTTAGGGCATCCAATTTATAGATGTCCAGGAATGCCTGATGATTGCATAGTTGCAACATACAAAGATAATTTAGTATTTGGAACAAACTTAGGTACTGATCTAACTGAAGCACAATTAATACCTACATATCAATATGATGGTTCTGACAATGTTAGAATTGTAATGAACTTTGGTATTGGTGTTCAAACAGCAATCGGAACTGACGGAGTTGTTGGTGTAACATTCTAAATTGAATTAAATTAGGGGTGTGAAATACCACTCCTTTTTTTTAAAAGAGTATTAATAATATAAAATAAATAAACATGGCTTGTAACTTAACACGAGGTTTATTGGTTGACTGTAAAGATCAAATAGGTGGACTGAAAAAAATCTTCTTTACGCAATCCTATTGTTCTGACATAAGAGCAAGTGCTACATTTAATGGTACTAATGCTTTACAAATGGACACGGCAGGTTTTACTAATTGGGATATTTACGGTGGTTCTACTGTAAATGTTTTTCAGTATGATTTAAGACCTAATCTTTCATCTATGACAGTAAATGTTAATAGTGATCCTGCAACGGGTACTACATTCTTTGAACAAACTCTTTCTATTACTCTACAAAAATTATCAGTAGCTCAAACTAATGAGCTTAAATTGATTTCTTACAATAGAAGTCAAGTCTTTGTCTTAGACAATAACGATAATGTATTTTTGTTAGGTATGGATAATGGTTGTGATGTTTCAGGTGGTACTGCTGTTAGTGGTGCTGCAAAAGGAGATATGACAGGTTTTACTTTAGAACTTAGAGCAGAAGAAAAAGATCCTATGATTTGGCTTCCTGCAACAGCAGGTGGTGGAACTGCTAAATATCCATTTGATGGATTAAGTGATGAAGCTGCTTTAAATATTGCAGTAGGAACATAATTAATAAATCGTTACTCAAAAAAGAAAGGGAGCTAATTTGCTCCCTTTTTTTCTAGCTAGTCTACGACAATTACGCTATATCACTTTCTTAATAGCTAGTCTACGACAATTACGCTATCAATTATAATACAATATATAAAAAAAATTTAATACTACAAAGAAAAACATAAAATATTTTTAATAAAATATACAAGTTGTGAACAATATAATGACTTTTATATTTATAATAAACTATATTATGGCTTGGAAAGTAAAAGACGAATACAAAGACTATAAACCAACAAATATGAATTTGGCTTATGGTCAATTACTACAACATCAAATAGAAAATTTAAGTGATGACGTAAAAGATAAATATTTTACAAACGAATCTAAATCTAAAAAGAAGAAAGTAAAAACAAAAAAGGTAGAAATAGAAGATGATTTAGACTTTATAGGTGGTAATAATGATTAAAGAAATTATTTTACACGAAGATATAGCAAATGAGTATTTAGAAAAAAAATCAAAACTAAATACAAAAGAAGAAAAACAAGAACTAGCAGAAGAATATTACACAAAAATAGTTAAAGAATATGTATCAAGGTAATTTTAATTTATCATCAGCTTTATTCCAAATTACTGTTAATATGTATCCTAATATAACATCTATAACAGGACTAGATGCAGGCTCATCTCCTTATACTAATCATATTCTTTGTGAATTTAGAGGTCAAAACACAAATTGGGTAAGAACAGGTATTGCTCAAGAGGGAACAGGCACAAGAAACAATAGATATTGGAGGGTAAAATTTAATTTTTACAATTCATCTTTTAGTGGTGTTTTTGATGTAGAAAGTGCTAGAAGAACAGGTAATATTTTTTTACCATCACAAGAAATTTATAATGTAAATTTTTATTATCAAACATCTACAACAAACTTAGATGTAGCAAATGCAACTAAGATTGATTGGACTACACAACTAAATTTAGAAAGACAATATGACGATAACTATAATCAAGCACCTGTAAGTAGTTACACAGAATATAGCAATAATGATGTCAGTACATCAACAACAAATACTAACGTGGAATATGGAACGCAAACAGCATAAGAAAAAAGACAATATATCAGTAATACATTTAGCAGAATATAATCTGCCTACAATTACAGAAGTAAACAATAAAGATTGGATTCAATTTGGATCAGATAATTTATATCCTCAATACTTACTAGAACTATACAATGGCAGTAGTATTAATAACGCTATTATAAAAGGTGTTAGTAGTATGATTTATGGCGAGGGTTTAGATGCTACTGATAGAGAAGATGACGATAATAAAAAAGGTAGTTGGTTAGCCTTAAACACTTTGTTACATAATTCGCCTAAAGATACGTTAAAATGTTTAGCATTTGATTTAAAGCTATTTGGAATGTGCTATGTTAATACTATATGGAACAGACCTAGAACAAAGATAGTAGAGGTTAGGCATATACCTGCTCAATATATAAGAAGCGGTAAAGCTGATGCTTATGGTAAAGTAAATGAGTATTATTATAGTGCTGATTGGGAAAATACAAGAAAACACAAACCTAGATACTACAAAGCATTTGACTTAAAAGACAGAACAGATGCAAATCAAGTTTTATGTATAAAAGATTATAGTCCTGGATCTTACTACTATGCAACTCCTGACTATCAGGGTTCTACTAGCTACATACAATTAGATATGGAGATTGCACAATTTCATTTATCTAATATAAAAAGTGGTATGTTTCCGTCTATGGCTATAAATATGTCAAACGGAATACCAACAAGGGAAGAAAGAAGAACTATAGAAAGACAAATAAATGCAAAGTTTGGTGGTTCAGGTAATGCAGGTAAAATACTATTAACGTTTAATGATGGTAAAGACACAGCACCTGAAATAGTACCTATTAATGCTAATGATAATTCTGATAGCTACCAATTTTTATCTACTGAAACAACTAGAAAGGTATTGACAGGACACAGGGTTACAAGTCCTTTATTGTTTGGAGTAAAAGGAGATGGTTCAGGCTTTGGTAATAATGCTGATGAATTACGAGATTCCTATAGTTTATTTCACAATACAGTAATCAAAGTGTTCCAAAACACGCTTTTAGAGGGTTTAGAGCCAATATTACACGCAAACGGTATAGAACTTGATTTATACTTTAAAACGCTTAAACCTGCTGATTTCATAGATATTAGTAATGTTGGTAAATTAGACGAAGCTGAACAAGAAAAAGAGGGAATAGATACTGATAACAATGAACCAATAAAAAAAGAGTTTAAAGCGTTAAAAGATATAGATACTAAACCTACAAAAGGAATGGTAGAAGAAGCAAAAAAAGGTCTTGCGTGGAGAAAAGAACACAAAAGAGGGGGGACTATGGTTGCAGTTGCACGTGCAAGGTCAATAGTTAATGGTCAAAATCTTAGTTTAGACACGATTAAAAGAATGAATAGTTTTTTTTCTAGACACGAAAAAAGCAGCAAACAAGGAGAGGGATTTGAACCTGGAGAAAAAGGTTTTCCATCAAGAGGACGTATAGCTTGGGCATTGTGGGGTGGTGACGCAGGTCAATCATTCGCAAAAAAAAAAGTTCAAGAAATAGAGAATGTAGAAGAGGAATTAACTGAATTATCTGACGAGGGTTTTAACGAAGTATTAGAAAATTTAGATGGTCAAAAAATAAACAACGAAAAGTGGGAAATTGTTGAGGAAAGAGATTATGGAAGTGAAGAAAGTTACGAACAGTGGGCAGATAGACTTATACAAAAAAAAGAGAATTTTGCAGTTAATGAAATAAAATCTGATGAAGATAAATTTAGTTATTTAGATAAGTCTATATATAGAGTTAGATTTAAATATGCAGTTGGCTCTACAAAAGCAAAAAAAACAGGAAAGAGCAGACCTTTTTGCGAAAATATGATGAGGTTAAGCAGAGGTGGTTTTGTTTGGAGAATAGAAGATATTGATAAAGCAAGTCAAGCAGGAGTTAATAGACAATTAGGTCATAAAGGTAGAAAATATGATTTATTTAAATTTAAAGGTGGGATTTATTGTAGGCACAAGTGGAAAGAGATATTATATAGACTAAAAGAGGGTACTGAATTAAAGAATGGACAAAGTTTAGAT